CCAGCAAAGGAACCATCCTTCATTGCTTCCATTACAGACTCAAGAGCAATGATACCCTCATGGGTTTCGCACATTCTTTCAATAGCTGGCATTGCATCCTCAGGAAAGAACTTAGTTGCAAACATAGAAGCAGCTTGTATTCTGTCGTTTGCGTTATCACCAAGCTTTGCTGACTCAGCATCCATGTCTGGCTGTGCGCCATTCACGGCTTCGGCATACATCTCTATGCCTTTCTTAAACTCGTCTTGGCTGTAGCCATTCTCAAAAGAATGTTCAGACCACCACTTCAGTAGGTCGTTATCAACAGCAAGCTCTTCATCTACAGACTCAGGTAACTGGTAATCGCCAGAAGACTCAGGTCTTTCGCTAAAGCTTTCTGCCTTGATCTCCTCAAGAAGCTTATTGCGTATGTCTTCTTCCTTACCACCAAGCTTAGACTCAAGCTCTTTGTAAGCCTTGGCTAAGTCTTCACCACTTGTGTATTTTTCTGGTAGCCACTCAGGGCGTTCTGGTTGCGTATCTTCTGCAACTACAAAGTCACGCTGCTCTTCTGGTGCAGCCTCTACTGGTGCAGCTTCCCCTAATTGAGAGTTCATTAGTGTGTCACTCATTTGTTTTTACTCCTATGTGAATGGGCAATACGTTGCTCAATAAGACCAACGATATATCTCTGCCCTTCTATATGACGTAACTCTTCCGTAGTTACATTTGGCCCATTTACCATTTCTATAGTAACTGAGCGTAGATAACGAATAACTTCCTTGCCTGATGGCGATTCAAACACTTTCGATACATTGTGACTTATCTGCTTATCAAGATCACTCTTCCGTTGTATCCCGTCTATTCCAATATTAACCTTCTGGTTGTTCACCCATTTGTCCTTGCTGTTGTTGCATTTGTTGTTGCGCCATCTGTTGCGCCATCTGCGCTATTTGTTTGCGCTGATCTTCGTCCCTGATTAAACTCTCAGGAACTCCGAACTTCTTAGCCAAGTGGATAGCTGTCTGCTCTCCATCAACTAATAACTGTAACATCTCTGGGCCAAACGAACTACCAACTAACTCTAGGAAACGAGCTACACTTGAGATGTCCTGATTAGCTTGGGCTTGAGCAAGCGGAGATACAGAGCGTACCTTTACTTCCCTGCCATTAACTGTCGGAACTTCAATGCGTCCCTGCTTTTTAAGTATGTAGATAACCCTTTGTAGTACGGGCTGCACAAGCTCGGCTTGCAATCTACCAAATGCAGACCCCATTCTGCGAGACAGGTCAGCCATTCTTTCAGCTACCTCAGTAGCAGAAGCTGGTGTCTTATCAGGATTACCAAGCATATCATTATATAAAGCACGTTTAATATTCTGCCTCATATCAGACAAAATAAGCTGCGCTACATCAAACCTACCAGCAGATTGTACTGGCTGTAATCCAGCAGAACCCATAGCTTTTGGAATGATAGATCCTGGAACGAGGTTGATAGTATCAGGGTTAATAACGCCATCATCTTCCATTTGGTATATGCCAGAGATAGACATTTGAGCATTTTCAAGGATTAACTCTATAGTAAGGTTGGTTGTTTTAATAGCTGATAGACCATTAATAAGTGGGCCACGGCCATAGACCTCGCCAGCACAAGTAGACCATCGGAAACAAACAAATGGATTAGACCCTATTCCAGATATTTCTTTAGAATATATACATGATTTAGTTGTCATGCAGATAGCATAGTGAAAGTATGCTTCTTGATTTTTCTTAGAATAGTCTCTGCAAACTATCTCAAGTACAGTTGTTTCTCGACCTGATCCCATAAACGAAAGAACCTGATTATTAAACTTTCCATTCGGATACATGATCTGCAAGTGATCAAACTTTACTCTCTTACGCTCTCTGTAAACGTGGTCAATTCTATCGTCAGGGCCAGTATCTAGTACAACATGAGGCAAAGGTATTGCAGAGAAGGTTACGGGATTAATTGAGTCACCTTCTTCAACGCACAGCACGCCAGTACCAACAGCTAGATCCATAAAGGACTCATGCACTTCTTGGCTAAAGTTAGAGTTCTGAAGAACCTCGAATACATACTCAGTAACTTCGTCTAGCTCATTGTTGACTTCTTCGCGCTGCTCAACAGGAACTTCGCTACCAGCCATAAGGTCAGCCCATCGTGCAAAGTTAGGAACAATGCCAGACTGTAAACGACTAGCAAACTCTTGAACACCTACGACTGCTGTTTCGTCAAAGATCCTATCGTCCCTGCGTTGCCCAGCTTCTTCATGGTAGAATGACTCACGCTGTGGAAGTGCATACTCATAGCACTCCTCAAACAATGGAACCCAGTTCTCACGAAATGCTTTAGCTTTTATGTAACTTGCAATGTATTGCTTTGCGATTGGATCTTCAGCCATTAGTCAAACCTACCTAAAAATCCTTGACGCCCACCAGAGAATAAAGACCTACGAGTGCCTTTAGTTTTCCTTCTTGTTAGTACATCAGAAATATCTTCGCGCTTTTGCTCTGCACGATCCTCTATTTCCTCACGTTCTAAATCGTCAGCTTCTACACGCTGTTCAGCCGAGGCTTGTTTTGCTGATGAGCTAGGGCCAAAACACATAGCGATCTCCTTTGTTTATTCTTCGTAAGCACAAAAACCACAAAACATCAATGGAAAACTACATCCTTGCCCAGAAGCTAGGCTTCTTTCTTGAGCTACTACCCCTATTGAATACATCAAAGCTACGTTTTGCTACTACTGGTACTGCTGGTTTCTGTGAGTTCATCAAGGCTCTACCCTCACCAGCGCCTAGAAATAGATACTGCGCTGCATCGTGAACGTGGCTAAACATATTCTTGTCAGGTTTATCTGCATAACGCTCACCTGATACTTCCATACGCTTGTAGGCATACCCACCTTCAAATCCTTTGATAAGCTGTGGGCATCGCCTATCAATTAAAAGCACTGGCTTACCTTCGGACATCTTGGTTAGCTGGGAAGAGACAGCTTCAAGTCGAAGGTCAACAGAGTTGGATGGCGCTGGGAACGCCTTCAAGCCAGCACCACGCAGAATGTGAAAGGGTGTGGATTCATCAGTCTGCGCTCTAAAGTCACCAGCGGGATCGCCATATATAATAACATCTCCCGCAGCAGCATAACGTGTAGATAGTTCATTCCTCATAACTTCGGCAAATCTTACTATGCCCATGTCAATAGCTACAATCTCTGACTGTAAGAACCAGCGTCCTCGTATCTTCTGACCAAATACGGCTGCTGGTGTAAGCCCAAAGTCAACGCCAACATAGACAGGAACCCCTGCCGCTACTGGTATTTCCTCATCAGCTACATGGATTTCTGGTGCAAACATAGGATACACAGGCTTTCCATCTTGAATGTGGCCTAATCTATTCATCACATATACATCAATCCAGCTTTTAGTCTTACCTTGAATAAGGTTTGGATAGTAAGACTTCATCATGTTCTTAGTATTCTCAGCATTAGAGTTAGGAACGTAGTCCTTTATTTCTCCGTCTTCGTCTCTGGCTTCAACCATTCCAGAGGGCTGCGTAAAGAACTTCCAGTTGTCTGGTTTAACCAGCATCTTAGCTTGCTCACGCGGAATATGATCTGGCACTGGAACCTCTCCAGCCATGATCGGCCACCAGTGATCTTCCTCAGGAGCGTTGGTATCGGCAATAACGCCAGTCCAAGAAGGGCCACCATCACGCATTGAAGGGTAACGACCAACACGCATTGTGCAGGCATCAATAATACTTTTCGGAAGCTCACGCGCCTCATTAATCCAGACACCAGTAAGCTCAAGAGATAATAGTTTTTTAACATCTTCTGGCCTATCAAGAGCTAAGAAAAGAACCTCAAGGTCTATGTCACCTTTTTTTATGTGGTGGGTATATGGCACAGACCAAGTGAACTTACCCCAATCAGCTTCGGGAAACCAATCTAACCAAGTCTTGATTGTAGTAGTTCTAAGCTGGGGATTGGTGTTTCTAATGATTGCCCATCGACTATGGCGTATTCCGTCAGATGCTTTCTTCTGCTCAAGGGCGCGGCGAAAGACTTCAACGCAGCAGCTAACAGATTTACCAGAACCTACGGGGCCTCTTATGCCACGAAAGAACGTGGTGTTTTTCATAAAGGCTTTTATTACATCGCCATCAGGCTTGTATTTAAATTCAGCCATTACTTCTTAGCTTTTTCATTTTTCTTTGCAGCAGTGTGAGCTTGAGAAAAACTTTTACCAGACCTCATTGCAACAGTCATATCTTTTATATGCTTTGCACTGTGATGCACCTTATGTTTCTTTAAGGCTGCAACTTGGCTTACCGTTAAGGCTGACATCTATGTTGTTCTTTTAAGAAGGCTTTTCTTCTTCTTAGGGAAGCCAGCCTTCATATTAGCATAAGATCTAGCAGTGACAGTAGAGTTTTTCTTGGAACGGCTAGTTCCAGCTTTCCTTCGTCTGTTCATGTTTTCATATAGGCTCATTATCTTAATCCTTTATCTACGCCAAATTTAATCATACGCTCAACAACCTCAGGGCCAATGCTGGAAATAAGCTTGTCGCACTCTGTGTCAGTTACAAAGTTCTTACCATGCTTGGCTTCTACATAGGCGTAATGAGTCTTACGAACTATGCGGCGAAGAAGAGAGAGGTCTTCTACGCTTATTGTGTTCAAGAAACTCATGTCTCGTTCATGAGAAGAGGAGTAAGAAGGGATCGTTTCTTCATTCCCTTACGCCGTACATCTCTAAGCTGGGAGGATGTACTCCCACTTACTGTAGAACTCGGTTCCATTTTTAGCGAAGGAAGAGGATCATATGTCTTCTTCATTGCTTGATAGCGGCTATCCGCGCTAGATCCACCAAAACACATTACGACTTCTTATGCCTCCTTGCAAAGTTACGGGCAGCTTCAATAGAGCCAAAGCCCCACTTCTGTAATGCTAATGCTTTACGCGTAGGCTCACCGTTCGGTTTCTTCATCGGCCCCCTCATTCCAGCGAACCTTGCAGCGAAAGAAATACGTCGGGGATTAGTTCCCTTACTAACTGCTGGTTTAAGGTTAGCTCCCTCAGTCCTCTTAAAGTGAGCGCGACCAGCAGGAGTTAAACCACCAGTAGGACTTTTGTGTTCGCTACGCATCCTTGGACTTCTGCTCCTTAAGCATACTTTCCCTTAACGCCTTTAATCTCAATTTGTTAATTTCATTTGCAGAGAGAGAAACCCAAGCTTCATTCTTCTCCGTGGTGGGATCGTCAGCAATGAAAGCACCACTA